ATATAATCTATCCCTGCGGTAGCTCTTGTCAAAGGCGAAGTACCATTACCCTTAATCATTCCCGTAAGACTTGTAGCCCCTGTTCCACCATTCGCTACTGAAGTTGTTCCGCTTGAGCTTGACCCTCCACCTGTAATAGCTGCGTTAGAAATCGAGATCATGGCTATTAGCATAATCCCTACTATCAATATTCTTTTTAACATTATCTTCCCTCCCCTTTCTTTATTTTATTATCTATACAGATACAATACTTCTAAAGTGCTTGGTACTGTTGCAGATTTCAGATACAGCGTGAAATTCTTGTCCTGGGGCATAGGGAAATGAGTCCAATAACTTGCATTTTGAGGAATAGTAATAGATGCTTCTGTTGTACTATTAGTTTTTGCAAATTTAATAGATGCACCTGTAGCGATCATCGTTATATCTGCCGGACTTCCTGCATCAAATGTACAAGGTGTCATCGTATTTGCTGTATGGATTGTTACATTCTTAATTGTAAAATCCTTAGATACGTTATAACTTGCTAACGCTCCTGCATAATTCGCATATGCCCCACTTCCCATTATCCCTACTAAAATCAATCCTATTAACAGTTTTTTCATCTTATAATCCCCTTTCCTTTTTTGTTTGATTATCGAACAATTAAGACTTAGAAAATCCCCCTTTCGCATTTGTTATATTTTGCACCATAACCCCAATGTTTTTGAATATACAAGCTCTAATATATCCCCTGCTCCGAGTGTTACATCACTTCCCCCTAACTCTAATGTCGTTCCAGTCAAACTCGTCTTATCCTGTAATGTAACTGTATTCGTATCGTCAATACCCATGATAAGCAGATATTCTCCGTCTATATCCCCTTTACTTATTGTTGGTACTGATGTCAATGTAACAGCACCTCCGCTTCCTTGTACCTGTAAAAAGTCATTATTGCGTGTGATCTGATCTGTTGCTGATAAAGTCTGAACTCCGCTAAATATACTGCGTGATTGATTAGTTATAATATAAGCATTATCGTTAAGCAGTTTTAACGCAAGGTTAATTTGAGATATTACAGATTTTATATCTCCTGTTTCTTTTATTTGTTGTATTGTATGCTGTTGTATTTGTTTCATTAGAACCCTCTATTTTCTTTTCTTTGTAATGTTCTTTCAGATTGTCTTGCTCTTTTCTCTTGCGTAATATTTCTCATAAGTTGTCTATCTCCTGAATCTGAATACTTCAAGAATCTTCTAATAATAGGTATATTAGATATCGCTGTTGTAGGGTCACCTTCCCAATGTTTCAATTCTGTAGTTATCTTTGTAACATCCCTAAGATTTAATTGATCTGACATATAATTTGCATATCCCTTGAATTTATACCATCCACCTACCGCCATTTCATCATCAGATAGTACAGTTCTACCCCTAAAGAAATCATAAGGATTTTGACCCCCTAATATAATCCCTGTATTCATTATAAGTTCTACTCCCGGAGCAAGACTTGGTATCTGACCTCCTGTAATAGAAGTTACATCGTTAATTGTTTTTAAGATATCTTTATCACCTGCTGTTATACTTTTCCAGAATATAGCTGATATTACTCTACCTACTTCGTCTTGTGGTATTCTAAGATATAATGCTTTTCCATCAATAACACCTAAAGGCATTGTCGTATAGTTTGTTTTATCATATTCGGATTGAAGCCTATAATTTTCTTGTATTGCTTTTCCAAACATTCCGGCTGTTGCCATAAACATAACTATTTTTGGCAATATATTTACAAGTGCAGTCCTATACCAGTAAGCAAAACGAGTACGAGGATTATATAATGATCCCTCAATATCTCCTCTTATACCTTCTTTAATTGCGTTTGCAAAAAGGAAAAGATTATTGTACCAATCGTAACCTCCACCTTTTGACATGAAATCAGGAGAGCCAGAATATACTCGCACTTCGTGAGCAAATTCTTTCTCATGTAGTCCTGATTTTTGCCTTGTCTTATATCCTGCTATTTTAGGTATTCTTTCTATAATATTCCCTAAGTTTTCAATAAATTCAATAACTTTTATTGCAGGATTATTACTCTGATTATCTTTTGTTAATATCCTATATTTTCTCATAAGATAATCTATCTGCTGTTCATCGTCTGTTGCTCCCTTAAATACATCATTGTATGTAAGCCCTATCATCCCTTTTTCACGCATTTCTTTTACAACATCAGGAGTGATACCCCACAATGCTTGTTTTGCTACTGGTATTGCTTTCCAGTATTCGTTTAATATCTGGAATATGTTTTTGTCCGGATTAAGCTTCCATGATCTCATTAAATCTCTAACAAGATTGAAACTCTGGAATCCAAGGTTAAGATTGACATATACAGGCTTGAAGTAGCTCTTATTCATAAACCTCAATATTTGTATAACCGCATTTGTTGATTCTACCGGAGAATTATCAAGAGAATTTGCAATATAAGGATCTACATAATAACCTGCAACTTGTCCATCTTTGCGTGTCTTTATTATCCCTACTTCTGGCTTTTCAACTATCTGTTTGATCTTGCCGATTTTCTTGTACTCCGCTTCTTTTATTTCAGTAGGGAAATTACTTTGCATGAATCTTATGATAGAATTGTTAGTCTTTATTCTTTCTGTTGCTCTTAATGTGGATATCATTTTCAAGGTAGTAGATACAAAAGGATTTGCAACATCTTTGAAAGTACCTTTTTGACCTATTACAGAAGGCGTTACATAATTCGATAAATAATCAAGCACTTGAAAAGTAGCGTAATTCTGGTTTTGTGCGATACTCTCGTACTTGCTTGCACTTATACCCCCTACATCCTTAAAGTCCTGCGTTACTTTTTTAATAATACTTTGAAATTTATTTACTGCATTATCCAATGCCTGTATTTTTTCAGCACCTAACTGATCTGCCATATACTCTAATTGCTTTTGTGCTGTATCTCTATTTTGTCCGAGTGGATTTGCAATATCGCTTCTATCGTTTACTATTCTTTTTAGAAACATATATTCGCCAATATCTTCCGATGTCATTTTAAGGTTTTCAACCGGATCAATAATCTTACCTTGTACATCCTCAAGTAAATTCATTACCTTGCCGCCAATATATGTATATTCTTCAAGATAGTATTCAGGATTGTTTTCAGGATTGATGTTTACGCCTTTTTTTCTTGCTTCTATGATTTTGCTTAATATCGGATATTCCTTTTTGTATAGTTCGGTTTTAATCTTATACAATAAGCTCTTTTGTTTGCGTTTCCATTCATCACGATTATATGCGAACTTTTCCTCACCACGCTCAAACATACTCCTAATATCCTGCTGTCTTATCTTCAATCTTTCTGATTCAGGCATATTGAAGAATTTATCAAGATCAGAAAGTGCCTTTTGCACTTCTGGTTTTTTATCAAGATAATTATAAAATGCTCTATAAAATGTTGGAGCAATTCTTTTGATCGATGCAGGATCATTAAGCATTACGCTAATTGCATCTGCATATAGTTCCTCGTTTTTGAATCTATAATCAGTATATTCTTTGAATCCATACTCGTTAAAAGGTTTCCAGTATTTTGATAGTGCCTTGAGTTCATCAACAATAACATCCCTCTCAAATAATCTTCTCTTGTTGATCTCTTTTTTGAGTAGTTCTGTATAGATATCTTTAATCTTTTCTTTCAATGGCTTTTCATATTTAGCATTGAATTTGGTAGAGTCTTTGATCTCTACTTTTTCGCCTTTTCTTAATGCTTCAATAGCCGATTTTATGATGTTACGTTTTTCTTCTGTTGATAATCGTTTGATATAATCGAGCAATGCAGGATTCGTTTCAGATGCTTCTACAGAATTCCATACGTTTAGTATTGCAGCAGGATCAATCATATTTTCCGGAGCATCAGGTTGTTTTGTCATTCCAGATGCAATACGTTCGGCTTCTCTACGTATTCTTGCTCTATCTTTTGTTGTCAATACATCATATTCTGCATCTTCAAATTCTTTCAATAATCTCTTTGTATATTTTCTTAATGATGCTATATGACCTAATATATTACCCCTACTTAAAGTTTTATCCGGTAACCAATCTACTAAATGTCCTATCTCATGTGCTAATGTCTGTGCAACTTGCTTAGGATTTTCAAATATACTTGGATCAAGATAAACGCTTGCTTTGTTACCGCTAAATTTGAATATGCCTCTTGGCTTACCTATTATCCTTGCGAATCTATCAAGGTTCTTGATCTGTGGTCGTTCGCCAATTAAAGACTCCATAAACTTAACAAGCTCTGGTGAATCTACAATTCTATCGTATTCAGGTGTTTTTGTATCAGCATCAATACTTGCTGAAATACCTAAACCTTTGGCTTTTTCATTTTGTAATATCTTCTGATTAAGTTTGCTTTCTTTGCTGACCAAATATATATCAGCAGGATTTTTTTCAAAGTCTGATTGATTTACTATTTTAGATATTACAGGACTTCCAGTAGACCCCTCATCTATTAACGAATTAACTGGGTAGACATCGTATCCATCGCTAAAAGCTCTCTCGGCATCTAATCTTCCTAATTCTTCGGTATTATTCTTTAACCATTTTAGGGATGGGATTTTTTTGTTCTCCCCTGCTATTATGCCAAGAGTTTTTTGATCTGAAAAAAGCTCCTGCTGTGGCATAGCTTGTTTGCCTTGGAATAGTGGAAGTCCTTCTGATGATAAGTCCGTTTCGCCTGCTTGCGTTCTTGTTCTACGTGCAAATTCTTCTGCCTGTTGTCGTTGTAGTTTATCCCTTTTCTTAGCTTCTTCTTTTATCCTTGCTTGTTCTGCTTCATACTCTCCTGCCCTTGCTGCTTGAAATTCAGCTTGCGTGCCTGCTGTTTTTTCCGCATTTGCCTGATCTCTATACTTATTGAAGATGCTTTGTCGTTTTTCATATTTCTCTACTTCCTTTCTTGCATATTGTATTTCTTCTGTGTCAGGTATATTTTCATTGTCTGCCATATCCACTACTTTTTTATAGAAATCGTATTCTTCCATTGTAACTTGCGGATAAGTTTTATCTACTTTAATAGCTTTGTCAATTTTACCTGTTGCGATAAGATAATCAACATTTGGTGGCTCGTAATGATTATAAGCGTTATATCCGTTTTCAAGTCTTTCTTTTGCGATTGCTCGTTTATTGGCTTGTGTCAAAGGTACGCTCTGTATGTCTTTTGGTCTTGCAGACGGCTCTACAATAGTTTGCCCCTCATATCCTCCCGTACTGAATCCTGTACCTCTACCGTAAGAATCCTCTTTTTCGATGTTCTTAATCTGTTCGTCAATAAGTTTGATATCTGTATGTTCAGGATATTTTACATAGTTAATTCCATCTTTAATTTTTATAGCAACACCATCATATCCAAGTTCCGATATTAGTTTGCCTTTATCCCCTCCATATTCTCTATTCAAATCTTCTACTGTTATAATGCCTTTTTTCTTTGCTTCTTTTGCAAACCATGTTTCAAACTGTAATTGATTCTTAAATTGTTTAGGATTTTTCGGCATTGATTCTTCGCCATATTCTATTATTTTTCCTGTACCCCATGCGTGCCTTGCAGCTTCATCTTTACTTGTTGAAGTATATTGACCTTCGCCAAAATTTCTATTTCCTTTTACTGATTGTTCGCCTTTGAATAATACCGTTTTTTTATTCTCTGTTGTAGATTCTGTCTTTAATACTTCTGCTATTTTTGGTTTTGTAGGTTCAGGTAATGCTAATACATCTTTGATCGTTGGTTTCTGTGGCTCTGCTACCTTACCCATAAGCATTTTTTGACCTGTTGGCATAGGTTCTATTGGAGCTTGTGGTTTAATTGGTGTTTCAGGCTCTATAATTGGTTCAGGAGCGATTTTTGCTTTCGGTGTAATGAAAGGTTCTGTTTTACGATAAATAACTTCTGGTCGTGTATTTAATAGCCCAAACCCAAAGCTTACTGCTGTATTAAGAGGATCGATATTGCCAGTTAATGCTTTTTCTGTTCCGGCATATAATCCTGCTGCTGTGCCTCCTGATATAAGTCTTGATCCTATATTGTTTGGTAATGCTGTTTTATAAAGGCTTCCTCCTACTAAACCACCGCCCATTGAGCCTATTCCAAATGCTAAATCAGTAGGTAATCTTTCAGTTATAAATCTATTCAAATCAGGTTTTACTTCTGTTGCTTCGTCTATTGCACTTTTTGCAATTAAAGGAGCTGTATCCTGAAAACCTTTTGCCAATAAAGGAGATTTTGAAGCAATCATTCCCGGTATGCCTGTTCCTCTTGTTAGTATAGTTAATACTAATAATTGACCTATATTTGATAGTAACTTTCCTGCTATTGCTGTACTTTGAGCCTGTGGAGTATTTTGTACATTCGGCTTAATCACCCTATCCATTAAAGGCAATTCAGCTAAAGCAGAATCCATCAATACTTTTGACAAGCTATTTTTTCGTCTTAATTCCTGTTCTTCTTTTGATTTTGCTCCTGCAATAACTCCTAATTTACTATCTATTTCAGATAGCAAACCTCCAAAATCAAAAGATTTTTTAGGTTCTTCTATTAAGATATCGGATATCGAGGGCTTTGTTAATATCCCTGTTGTCGTTCCTAATATTTCAGATATTGCAGGTTTTGCCATTTATTTTCCTAATGAATAATGTTCGGCTATTTCTTTGTCTGTGTATCTATAAGTCTTTCCGTCTTTTTCTACACCTTCTCTTAATTTCCTTATTTCCTGTTGTATTTTACCCGGAGCGTTTAATAGATAATCATTTACTAACTGTGTTGGAGTTTTAGTTGTTTTTCCTCCTCCGCCTTCTTTTTCTTTCCTTGCCTGTTCTCTTTTTTTGAGTGCTAATTCTTCTGATTTCAAATTTCTTTCAAATGTATCATTTTCTTGTTGTCTTTTTAATTTTGCTACATCGTCTGCAATAGATGTATAGCCTCTAGTGATATCACCTGTAGGAGATTGTTTTATTTCCTCTTTGAACATTCCCGGATTTTCCGCTATTCGTTTACGAAGATCAAATTGCTCTGTGCTTTCAGGAGCATACATACTATCTTGTAAAAATTTACCAAAATTTCCTAATGTATTCCCTACATTCGCTACCCTTCCTGCATTTGTGCTTGTTGTCATATCCGTTGCATTAAGTGGTTTCTTAGGTGCAAACTTTGTTACTGTATCTGTTGCAAGTCCTGCTAAATCCTCCGAGCTTCCGGTTGCTGCCCTTACGCCTTCTCCTAATGCCGCAGGTAGTCCCATACTAATTAGAGAAGTTCCTCCTGTAAAAGGAGCTGCTACCAATGCAGGTAATAACTTACCTATATTAAAAGTACGAGATCGTGCATTTGCTTCGTTCTGTGCCTGTCTTTGTGCTGCGAATTGTAAAAACTCTGCTACTCCCATTGTTTTATTCCTTTCTTAAAATAAAGATTTTCTTGTAAAAGGATTAAATGAACCTCTCTCGAAATCTATTTCAGATGATTTTCTTTTCCTTGCTGATGTGCTTTCGCTTCCAGTACCATTGTCTTTCATGTCTGCAATAAGCTGTTTATAGATATCTGGTGATGACATTGCTAATTGCATTTCTTCAAGGCTTCCATACCCTCCCTCTGTTGCTAAGTCAGATAATGATTTGTAAGCATTTACATCTTGTGTTGGTCTTACTCGGCTTAATAAACTACCAATATTCCCTGTTTTATAATTGCTTAGATCGTTTGCTGACAACTGACCTGAACCTAATAGACTTCCTATAGTACCAAATTCGCTAAGTCCTTGATTAAATTCCTGTCCTGATTTTGAAAGATCAAACTGTTTATTTGCAAGTCCTTGAGCATATGATTGCTGTTGTGCCGCTTGAGTTTGCTTGCCATTGTACATACCTGTATATTGTGGGGCTATTTGAGTTCTTTCCTGATACCCTTTATTCAATCCCTCTTGCATTAAAGATGATCCCAATGATGCAACTTGCCCTAATCTTTCGTTTTCTATCTGCCCTGCTCCATATCCGGCTGCACTTCCATACCTGCTATATTTATTACCTGCAAGTTTTTGATTCAAACCTTTATACGCTTGCTGATACTGTGGAGCAAGTGCTTGAGAGTACTGTGCCAATACCTTCCCTATATTTTGATCGCTATATTCTTCTGCTATTGCCATAATCCCTATTCCTCCTTTTATTGCGCTTTTACTTTTAGAACATCAATAAATATCTTATCAATGCTGTAATTCTTTTTACTACCGCTATCGGATATAACTACTTTCAAAAACTCTGCTTTCATTTCTATTGCAAACTCTTTTTTGAGTAAATTATCTTGTACGCTATTGTAAGCAACAGCTTGAGCAAAAGTTTCTGTAACCGTATCTGTTTCAGGATTATCGTATATGGATATCGTGCTATTGAAATCTGCATTATCTGTTGAGCTTGCAGCTTTCTGTGCGTGATAATAAATAGTGATCTTCCGTATATGTACCCATTCTTCTGGATCATCAGAGAACAGCCAACCTATATTAAACGTGCCTGTTTTATCAGGATCGCTGTTGACCGGATCAAGTTGATAGGTTATTCCGCTTGCGTCTGAATTTCCTAATGAACATATATAATCGTCAAAGCCAAATGTAGAAATAGAAGCATTTGCGTATATATTCGTTGCTGTGGTAAATAATCCCTGATCTATGAAATAAGTGAGGCATTTATCGTTATAAGATGAGCTTCCGGCATAGAATAATCTGTAAGCGTTATTATATTCATCGTAGAAGGCGTTCGGCACGCAATCCGCACCAGAAGCCGTATAGTAGTCTGAAACATTCCTACCGCCTAAAATATTGCGTGTTATAGTCTTTATTCGCTTTTCTGTGATGTTTCTATCATCCCCACCGCTTGTTATATGGATATCTCCATTATTTGCTACATAAAATATAGAGCCATGCACATTTACTATTGTTCTTTGGTAATTGCACCCTATCTTCCATTCTTTCACAAAATAGAACGGATCATCACCCTGCTGATACTGAAATACTGTATATCCTAATTGCTGAAATACAAAGTAATAATCCCCATTGCTTTTTATTCCGGTAATTCCTCCGAAATCATTTACAAGTGGCTTATAACCTGCACCATCACCTGTTAAATCTTCGGGATCACCTATTACTGACCAATATATAAAATTAAGCGTATTTAGCATTTATATTTGCACTCCATATCTCATAGTAAAAGGTTCTCCTGACATCTTTAATGCTGCGGCTTCTATGAGGTTTGCTATGGTCATTTCTGTTTTATTTTGCGATGGATTATTAGATTTTTTCCATCTATCTGCTAATGCCACATTTGCCAACATACCTAATGCCCTAAAAGTATCAGGAGATACATTATTTACTATCGGAGCTACAACAGGATTATTTTCTTTACCTGTGCCATTACCTATTTTTGTTAATGTCTGTCCTATATCATCGTGTCCTAATTTAACTAAGTTACCCATTAAAATAGCTTCATCGTATGGCATTGTTTCGCCTTTACTGAAAGTATTCCTTTTTGCTATCATCTTTCCTGTGTTATCTCCTAATATTCCGCTTTTATTACTATACAAATTCATTTTTTTTTTAGTATGCAGGTACTTTATAATCAGTTCCATTTATGTTAATAGTTATCCATTTTGCCGGAGCTGCCATCCAAATTGTTGAATTACTGCCAATATAATTTGAGCCAGTAGTAGCATTGTTAGTTGAAGGAGCTGTAGTATTTTGATTTGTCCTGATAGTACCTTCAAGTGAAACCCCACCATGAATATAAGTAGTGCCTGAACCATCTATTGTCATTCTTACAGCATTATTTGTGCCAATTTTAACAGGAGCATTAGCTATACTACCTACTACCATACCTCCTGTTGTATTACTGCTGACTAAACAAGTATCTGCGTTGGAAACTCCAAAATTTGTATTTGTTGCTGCACTTCCATAAGTAGTTACCCCACCATATTTTCCTCTATTATTCTTAAATAGTCCCTCACAATAACCGGTATTCAAAACAGATGTGAAAGTATGGGATGCCGATGCATCAGAAGTTGCTAATATAGTTTTACCTATCTGTATTTTTTCTGCTCCATTTGTAGTGATAAACTTCATGTAAGAAGTGCCACCTTCGTTTATATCAAAAGAATCTGCTGAATTATCCGTAAGTGCTATGCCTGTTACTGCTGTTGAAATCTCTTGTGATGAATTATAAGGAGCATTTAATAATGCTGCTGTAATCTTTTGACCATATACCCAATCCCCAATACCTGTTGAACAAAACGCTCCTGTCTGTAAAATCACTCCGATCAATAACCCTAAAATTAACTTTTTCATAAACCTAATCCTCCTTTATTTTTATACGACAATATCGTCATCACCAACATCTGTAACTCCAACTGTTGCTATTCCAGATGAATCACCGCTTACCAATATCAACCTGTCATACCATATATCCACATACCTACCCCTTAAATCTGTTATCTCTGCTTTGCGTGAGTTCCCTGCTCCACCTGCTCCTGTTGTGCCAAGATACTCACTATCAAGTACAAGATTGTCATTATCTATGATAGTCAATACTTCGTACCAATCATCCGTTGTTGTTTTTCTTATCCAATCACCAGGCTCTAATTCTGTTGTAAAAGCTGTACCACTTCCTGTAACAGCCTGACTATTTAGCGTGAAAGTGATATTACCTGTTAAAGCTACTGCGGTTCTTGACTTATCCCTTAATTCTGTAGCACTTGCCCATGCAGGTTTCCATTTATACGGAGCATCAAAGCCGTTTGTCATAAATGCTGTATTTAATGCTGACCAAGAAATAAACTCTACTTGATAATACTCTCTATCGCTTAATGTCAATATCGTTGACCATATACCACCGCTTGTAAGATATCTGATCGTACTATCTGAAAACGCTTGCAATATATGATAATTACCGGATGATGCAAAATCATCAGGAACGAATAGATACATACCCCTTGATTTGCTTGTTGATACTTGGTTTCCATGTGCTATTTTGTTAGGGAATTTCGTCAAAAAGCCAAAGAAAGTGGTTAAAGACGTTTTATCCAGTACAGCATCGAAATTATCACATTGAATGATGTTGCCACCTATAGCACTATTCTCTGTGATAATCCCCTTAAAACTCTCTTTATCAAATACTAATTTCAAGGTTCTTTTACCAAGTATGTAAACTCCCTGCCTGTTTTAACAAACATACCTTCTCTTTGTGTTGTTTCAACCTTTTTAGCGTACTTTGATCGTAAATCTTTCAACTCTTTATTCTTGTCTGCTGCATATTTTTCGGATAAAGGATCATTGGCATAATATTTCTCAAGGACATAATTTACAATGAATTCCTTAAATTCCTGTGGCACATAAGGAATATCATAATCGTTATACATTGTTGGATGTTTCATATAGTACTTGATCAATATGTTATACGCTTCTGACGGTCTGCGGTAAAACGTGATCTGTCTTGAGTCCTCTTGCAAAGATATAGTATCTCCGGCGGCTTGTGCTGTGATTGCATTATCAATCGTTAAAGTCTTTGACGTACCATTATATGCAGTTACCTTTGAGGTCATACCCCTTGTTTGGTTTTTGAGTATATAACCCTTGTAATAATCATCTGTACTTGATAATGTAGATATCCCTACTACAGATGTTGTTGAAGTCCCGGTATCTGCTGTAAAGCTATCGCCTTCTATCCTTCTTTTGCCAATATATGAATAATAGTCAGGAGTGCCAGTATTCGTTAACGCAATATCCATTTCTTCGATATAATCCCATGGCTTATAGTCTAATGGTCTGCGTGGAGATTGAAATATTGCTACGAGTTTAGCCCAGTTAAAATCAGAAGGAAGATCGTAACTGTTCTCGAATATCGTATATTCTCCGGCTGTCAAAGTATCTCCGAGATAGTTCCTGTCGAGTGTTATTGTCTGTGCTGATGCATCAACATCTGTGATCGTATAGTAATCTATCTCATCTTCAAAGCGTATCTTCCGCCCTATCATGTCTTTAGTCCAAACTGTTGTTGTGCCTGTTACAGTTTTCGTTATAGTTACTATGGCTACTGTACCTGTTGTGTAATCGGCAATAGTTTGAATAAAGTAATCAGGTTTTTTGAGTTCTTCTATAGGGAAATTTATTGCAATAGATTCAAGGGATGAATTGATAAGATCCTTTATCAATGTGGTTTGTGCTGCCGTAAATGAGCCGGATATAGATATTCGGCTTTTTACTTGATCCTGTATTCCCTTAAAATCCCATCGCATAGGTATTTACCCCTTTTTATTTATTTTTTCCATACCATCCATGAAAGTTTTTTTGGCACTTGCTTTTTCTTGAGTTACGCTGATACTATCGAGCTTTATTCTTAAACTTACTTTTGGTTCTTCTTTTTTCTCGTCTTTATCTCCAACAGCAGAACAGCAAATATCATATGTTTCTATTGCCTGAATCGTACCTGCGCCTGTAAAGGTTGCTTTGCTGCCAAATGTAAGCCCTGCCGCTTCTTTTTTTGGTATCTCTATTCTTACGGTATTATCCATGATTTTTAGGTCTCCTTCCCCTTCTTGGCTTTTCAATTACCTTTTCAGGTTCTTTTTCGATTATCTGCGGTTCAGGTTTGATTTCTTCTTTTGGTGTTTCTGCCACTATTTCAACTGGCTTTATTGGCTGTGTTACTGGTCTGTGTACTAAAGGTCTGAATATTCCATTTACTCTTACATCAATATCAGCCGGATCGATCATTGCTTCGATCATTCTGCCACTCATTATTATATAAGTTTTTTGTTTCGCCATTTTTTTACCTTTTTACCTTTCTTTATTCATGGGGAGCGGTAAGCCTAAGCGTTACCGCCCTTTATCCCATTTTTACCGATTAACTCGGTGTGATCTCCCTGCCGAGCAGGAACACATCAAATGATGTCGCTGTAGCACCTGCACTCTGAACGATTCCAAAATCATCAGCTGTTATTGTTGTTGCTCCTCCGGCTGCTACTGCTGACGATGCGATCTTCAAGGTCTGCCCCTGTACGCCTGTGATACTTGGAGTTATCATATCCTCAACTTCACCTCTTACAATGAAAACGCCATAAGTACCTGCGGTAACAGTATTTTCAGAAACAACTATTTTACAAATTGCACCAGAAGCTCCTACAGCACTCTGTAAGGCTCTATTAGATGTGTCTACTGTATACCATGCGTAAGGAGTTTTTGCTGTTGCTCCGCTTGCGGAATAAAGCAAAACTTTAGTTCTACCATCTGAATCAACATACTCAACTCCTGATCTTTTAACATCACTTTCGATTATTTGAGCATTTCCCATTTCAATAAACCCCTTTCTTTATTTTATTTATCTACCTATCGCCCACCAGTTCATCCTTACTGTAGCATCAGAAGTAGTAATATTCTTTCGGAATACTGCTATTGTTCCGCCGCTCACCACCGATGCAAAAGCATCTGACGATGTTGCGGAATTACCGTAGCATTGTAAACCATAACCTCTGATAGTGGATAAACCTGTAACGATACTTTGAGCTGATCCTGTTGCTACTCCTGTAGAATAACCCCAGATCAAGTAATTGATACCTACCATTGTTTTGCCAGATTTCGTTGTCGAAATAGCAAAACATGGAGTTACCAATCCTACGATCAGAGCCATTAAAAGGAGAGCAATTATATACTTCTTCATACTTTCATACCTCCTTTTATTAAGCAGTCAAACCATCAATTACTCCGAGCTTCCTTCTATTGTGAGTAGCAAGGTTAGCCATAAGAGTAAATGGAGCTATTGTTGCTTTCTGGTTACTTGGAGTATTAGCACCAAGCGTTACAAAGTTAGAATCTTTATCAACAACGAATTTGATGAATTTGCTATTAAGCAAATAAATCCTTCCGGTTGATCCTGTGCCGATATTATCCATCTGTTCTTCTTCCATTACTACTGCTTTTTTGTACATGAAGTTCTCAATACCAAGGTTTGCCATTGCTTCATTCATTTTTCCAGTAGGTGTGAATTGAAGATGCAGAAGATGTTGAGCTTCCCACGCATCATAAGTAGTTCCATCGCAAAGAGCAAGGTCAGGAGCAGACTGCGGTACGCCTCTCTGACAAAGTCTATATACTTTTCTTACCAAATCAAGTCCTCCTGCTGCAAATGATCCTGCTGATGCTTCAGACTGATTTTTCCACCATGTTTCTGTAGAAGGTGAAATACCTCCATAAGAAGTAGATGGTGTAACTTCAACCGCAAGTGCCAAACCTGTCAAATCAAGTCCTTCATTACCTGTACCATCTGACAAAAGCTGTCTGGTAATTTCTTCTTGGAATGACATTTCGAGCTGTGTTCTCTTGGATTCAATCAAGCTGAATAAAGCGTGTTTACCGCTATTCTGCCTTCTCTCTTTTCTTGAGATAACAAGAGTTCCATCGACTTCTTTCCAGTCTAAAAACGCTGCTGTGATACCATCCTGCGGAGTAGTATCAAGTAACCCATAAGCAGAGTTAGATTTAACGGTAGTATTCTTACCGTAAAGCAAGTCAGCTTTTATTCTCTGCCCGCCATCTACAAGTTTTATCTTGTCCTTTTCTCTCAAATAAGCAAGAAGATTTACTCCCTTGTTTATGTTATTCTGCAAATCACCCATAGATGCTTCTAAAGTGGATGTTACCACCGCATCCCATGATCTCGTTTCGCTTGTTGCGCTCATATTTGAATCCTCCTATTTAATTTTTGAATCGTTTATCGTAAGCATCAGAGAAGGTTTCAAAAACAGTCTTTTTCCCTTGCGTATTCACTCCATTTTTACTACCTGCAATAGTTGAAGTCTGCTTGGCTTTTCTCATGGCTTCGAGCTTTTTTTGCATACTGTTTTTAGTACCCTCACCTACTTTACTATCGAATTTCTCCTGTTGCATTTTAAGCTCCTTTTCCATTTGCAGCCATAAAGACTTATTATCGAGTTCTGCATACGCACCATTAAAAGCCTTAGTACGAATGATATCTGGATCAGCATCGGGATATTTTGTAGATAGTTCATTGAGTTTTTTATCAAAAACATTAAATGCTATCTCCACTTTCTCCTCGATGTTCTTCTGTTCCCTTTCCATTTCTCTTTTCTCTAAAGCTATGGTTTTGGCAAGAGATTCTATAAATAACTTATCTTTTAGATTGTCCGGGTCAAGTTCTCCTTGTTTAACCAGTTCTTCGATTTTCTTTTCTGTTTCAGTCTTTTCTTCTACTACAGGCTTTTCTTCTCTTGGCTGTGCTACAGCTTTAAGAAGGTTATCTATTCCACCTGCTTTATCAATAAGTTTCTCGAAATGCGAAAGATTCATCGTTGCTTTCTGGTATTCCGGCTCAATCTGTCTGTAAGATTTATAGAGTTCCGCAAGGTACTCTTGATCTGTTCTTTTTCCGTATCTCTTTTCAAGTTCGCCTTTCATATCGTCTGAAAAATTAACCTTTTCGCTTGGCTTATCAGCTTTTTCATCATCGGTCTTTGCTTTATTTTCATCTTCCTCTGATACTTCGGTTTCTGTGTCCTCATCCGTTTCTTCCTCATTATCATCTGTAAGATTATCTTCAAGCTGTTCCTCTGATGTAAAATCATCGAAATCTCTACCTCCGTTTGGCTTGTCTCCTTCGGAGCTTACTTCTCCTTCCGGGATGTCCTCATCTTCGGCTTCGTTTTCGATATCTTCTATGTCCTGATTAGCTGCTACTTCTTTACCCATTTTCTCAACTCCTTTTTGAGCTGTCCTTATATAAGGCTTGGCTCTACTTCGGATTTACAGTTTTAAGCTGTGCATTATCGCACTTGGCTTTTGTAAACCCTGCTTGTTTATTCAGACCTTTTTAATTTTCAATCTTCTATGGCAATATTGCCGCCAACACGTTGTAAAGCTTCCGCATATGCTTTTTCTACCTGATCACGCCTCTTTGCAGCCGCTTGGCTTGCAAGTTCCTGTCTGCGTACTGCCTGTGATTTCTTGCTATATCTTGTAGATTCTTTTGGAATATACCCTTTTGCTTTCATTGCATGGCGATAATCGTCTTTGCTACCGATGTACTGTTCGAGTGTTTCGTCATAATACCCGGCGTTACTTTCTTTCCAAGGTATGATCGTATAAATATCGAGTGTTGGTGTTTCATCGGATATCTTCACTTCTTTACCATTTATCACCTGCCACCTTCCCTGTATGCCAGTAAATGCCCTTACCCTGATTTTTCCTTCGTAATCCCTGTAATATTCGCTGTTTGGTACTATTTCTCCAAGTGCTGTTGTCCGCTTGCCATATTTCTTGAATAAATACCATTGTGTTAAGGATTTTATTTGTTTTTGGATATAAGATACCGCAATGCCACTAAGATCTCTTATAGTACCGATAATCGCCTTATAATAGAGATATGCCTTATATTCTATTCCCCAAAGGGTTACATCGACTCCATAATTGCTGTTGACCGACCAATCTATCGTATTAACCCTCATTTTGTACTCCTCCAAGTAAAGCCGATTCCTGTGCAGCTTGTGGCATCTGCCCCGGCTGTTTCTTCATCATCGATTCTCTTTGCTGTGCCATTGCCTGTGTCAGTTGTATATGTTGCATAAATAAGTTTATAATCTCCGGCGGCAATGTTTGTGCTATAGGATGCGTCTGTAAGAAGCTCATATGTTCGGTTAAATGCTTGTTAAAGTCCTCGTTTGGCGTTGGTTCTACTGGCTGTCCTGCCATAAGCATCATCTGCTCTTTTTCAGGTGTCATTATGTTTGCATCTATAATGATCTTATCGATATTTGAGTTTGGCATAATATTCGATCCGGCTTCTTTTACCAGTGAATAGTAATCTACCATCTTCCCCTGTCCGGCTAACCCCTGCTGTACCATTGGTGATGCAAGGAAAGCTGTGAAGCGTTCAATCCTGTTAAGCTTTACTTCGCTTGATATATTCGCTTCCATATCAACTTCTATCTCGTAATCGATATGCTTAATAGTTTCGCTATCCCATTCTATTTCTTCAGTATCTCCGTTTGGATGAGTGAAAGAGAAGGTTTCGCTATCTATTGTTATGATCTTGAGTTCCTCTACTACTTTACGGCATATCTGCCCTATCCATGACTTTATTATGTCCTGCTGTTCTCCTATATTTGAGAAGAAGGCATCGTTAGCAAGTGAAGCATTTGTAGCAGGAGCTTTAGATATATTACCAAGCCTTTGATCGTTTACCTGTGCTGTTTCCCGGATATCCATATTAACCTGTCCGAGTAATTCCATACTTACATTGTTTGATGTTTCGAAATCAACAACCTGAAACTTTTTATTTATGTCATAATCGCCTTCAAGCTTTTTGAGTGTTACGATTTCAAGGTCTTTATTGCTATTCAAAGCTGACTGTGCTTCATCGTCTATATGATCTTCCGAAGCTATTACCTTACGTGCTGCCGACCTATTAAACTTGTTCATCTGTACTGTACGATAAAAATTACCTTCTTCAACAAGGTTCTCGTAATACTTCATATCACTTGGAGCGTATGTTTTATCGTCAATCTCGTTAAGTTTACATGGTGTGGTAGGATCAATATCGAGTTCTACAGTATCGGCGTATATTTTATTCGAACCGATAAACCTTAATCTTTTAACTTTATTACCTTCTATCTTCTCGTAAACTTCATATATCGGAAGTTTCTGCACATTTCCTATTGTTCCGTCATAACTTGAGTTAGAAGCTCTATCTCCATTTTCGCCTTTGCTTGTATCTTCATCCGGCAATCCTTTTTCAAGACCTACCTTTTGTTCTTTGAATATATCGGGAAACATGGCTTTGCCTTTATCTTCTTTTACTTTGATAACTCTTACGATATAATCCCTATCGGTGAAGAACATCTTCGTAGAATCCGGGTCTATCATAATACGTCTGAAAGAATCCCTCGAGATGATCAACTTCCTTGAAAAGCCTGTAGGTATCTTTTCAGGTATTACTTGCTCACCTATAATGTTCTCCCCATTATCGTCTTTCTCTTTGAGTAATGCTGCCATTTCAGGATCAATGAAATCTTCCTCTATGAGTTCTGTTTCATGTCCAACTGTTATATTTGCCAGATTTGCTATTTTAAGGTCGAGCAATGCCGTTCCTATTTCAAACTTCACTTCCTCGGAATTAAGTATTTTATTTACTTTGTTCTCGGCAATGATACACGCCCTGCGATTATCGTATGGCTGACCTTCTACTATTAACGTGTCTTTACCCTCTGAAGGTTTTATCTTGATATTGATTTTCTTTGGCTTGAGTTCTGACAGATGCTTCTTGGTGTTTATCCAGAAATAGTTATATACCGATTGATGCTCATCTCCGGTTACAGCTTCAAACCTATGTTGTAAGCGTTTATGGAATCTTTCGGCATCTTTCAATACATCTTCTTTATGTACCGCTTCTGCTACTTTTATCCACGATAAATATTTCTCTTTTTCTTTATCTGTCAATTCAGGCGATTGCGTGTTCTCTGGCATAACTGCCTACTCCTTTTGATTGAGTTCTTTCCTTCAATCTTTTTTTATAATAAGCAATAGATGTTTCTTCCGGTTCTTTAGCTTCTTCCTTCCTTGGTTGCTTCTTCCTTGGATTCCTACTTATAAAATACTTGAAATCATCCCATGAGTGATTATCCCTATCCTTTAATGTTTCTTTAAGCCCTTTATTTATTCCTATTTGTTCCGAGTAATCATCCCACCTTAACGCCTCGCCAAATTCCCATCTTTGCTTAGGACACGTTACCGATATCTTGAGCTTGCCGGATAATATTAAATCCCTTACTTTATCCCTACAATCCAGATCGTGTCCTTTTAATCCCGGTATGAGTTTTATGCCATGTACGTTCTCAAACAACCACGCACGAGATACGACATTACCTTCTTTCATTTCCTGATCTTCACTCCATAATGAAGGATCTGCTGTAACTCGTTCCTGCTTGCCCCATTCTGGCTGTGCTTTCATCCATGCTGCTATATCCGCCACTGATGAATCGGGCTGATAGTATTCATGGAAGCTGATAATATCCTCATCTGGTGTTATTGCGTAATAATGACAGCTTGAAGCGTTTCTTGCGTGCTGATCGAGCGATATGTAAATTGCATCTTCATCACTTGGTATATAGTTCGTATCAAGATCAATCTCTGCTTGGTGTGCCGAGTACCATGGCAACCACTTCTCACCGCCTGATACTTCGTAATTGATATCCACTTCTTGTGCTATTTCCCTATCGGTCATCCTTTTTTTAAGGCTTTGATACCATTCATCTGTTTTTAATGGATGTAACTGCCAATGAAGTGATATCACTTTAATTGAGCTATTGAACCTAAGATCAGCAAACTTATTGTTTTTACCGCATGGTGTAGAAGTGGCAAACCTTGTACGTGCTGCTTCACCTGCGGCAGTCCATGCACTCCCGGCAAACTGCCAGAAAGCGTACTCGTCAAAATCAATTACGCTAAATCTACCCTGTCTTGAAAACTCTGGATTAGCTGATTCCCCGGATATGATATTGCCATTCTCTGGATTTTTAATCAACATCGTTTTCCTATGATCTTCTTTATTAAATCCTTTAGGTAATAGCCATACAGGGAGTTTATCTATCATATATTCGAGCTTCCAGAACAAGGCAGCCGGATTATCTCTTTCATCAACCATATCTTCTTTTCTCGAACCTAATAATGATGCAAATGTTTCATCAAATAGCCAATGATGCAAATGCCAGGCGAGATTAAGCCATGTTACGCCCATATCCCTTGACTTTTCTATTAACGCATCTTCGTTATTGTCGTAGCAGACATTACGATCTATAAGGTATTCTTCTTGGAAATCGTACAAAATAAATGGTAGATGGTTAGGTTTGCGATCAGGTCGTGGGTCGTAAGTCCATACGAAGTTATTAACAAAGAAGTTTATATCACGTTTGCAGAGTTCTTTTGCAGCTTCCCGGTATATTAAGTCCTTTTCGCATAAATCTGTTACCTCAAATCGTTTTTCGAGCTTCTCTCGGTATTTTTTTGCCCATTCCTCTGCTTTTTGTGTAATCACTTCTGTTTTATTGCTCTTTCTTGCAGTACCTTGAGTAAGTCCTCTGTTGGCATATTTTCAATATCCTTTATCTGCTCTACCTTGATTGCCCCATCATTTGCTCCGGTCAATGAGTGATCAACCTTATCTCTCCAACCATGTTTATTACGTAAAACAAGTCCGGTTATGTATGGAGTGTAATTGCCAACCGATCCTTGAGCTACAAACATACGCTCTTGAAGCTCGTCAACCCTTTTTAATGCTTTCGAAAACTCTGGATATGTTTGCCCCCATTCCCACAAAGTAGAAGTTTCAACCCCTATTTTTTTAGCGTAATCACACAAAAAAAGCGGAGGCTGTACGACATCACATTTAAGATCAACTACACGCACGCCAACAACTGTCTGCTTTTTTCCTTGTGTTACAAGCGGTTTATCGAAGTAATCAATGATATCTTGGCAATATTCAGGCTTATATTTGGTAGGTCTGCCTGTTTTCATAGTGTAATTGTATTTGCGTTTCTCTTTTGGCTGATCTACCTGTGGTTTTTCTTTTTTACACATAACCCCTCATGTTATTAAATTAAAGCCGGAAGTGGATAACTTGCTTGAGGGAGCAAAGAGAGAGCCTTCCGGCTTTGTAGCTTATAGGTCATAATCCCATTAAGCTGTTTATCTCTCTAACTTAATAATAACATGGGATATGCGTATCTTCCAAACACTTTGTGGATAATGTGTTGATAATTATGTGGATAAACTGTTTATATGTATTTGATAACGGAAGTGGAGTGGTATCTGTATTTCAATGCTACTTTGTCTGTGCAATTCGTTGCCATTTTCTTGGCTTTTATTTGTGTTGCTATACCGTCTAAGGCACATAGTATTGAGTGGTGAGCTTCTTTGCTGTTGGTGAATATGCACGCTACTAAGGCATACATACATATATCCTGCCTTATAAGTAGCATCGGCATATCTATTGCTACTCCTGATCCGGAATATACATTACCCTTGTTTTTGTTCTTTTTGGGCTTCATCATTATTTTGTGCCTCGTTTCTACCTGCTATTTTTATTCCCATTCCGGTATTATATTCTTTACAGCCTTTTTAATCGCATTGTACGCTTCTTTATCTATCAATACAAGTGTTTTATCCGGGTAATACTTTGAAAACCTCTTGAGCTTTGTCCTATCCTTCTGTGCCATGTAGCCTTTTACCTCTACCCACACTTCCTTTTTGTTCTTTTCGATGATCTTGAAGTCCGGGAGATAGCTGTTAGTGCCTCTTTTGATCTTATCAAACATGAATCTTTGCGGTTCGTAATACCAATCCTCTATCTCTCCTATCTGTTTGAGGTAATCGTAGTACCGGGATATATTCCTTTCCCATGAGGATTTCATATAGTACCGCTTCCCGGTAAATTCTATCCATCCTTTCATGCTTTTATGATTATTCGATCTCTCTATGCCGAATGATACTCCTGCTATGTTTTTTACTGTTTTCTTGAGTTTTGCTATTTTTTCTGCTCTTAAAATCGTTTCTGCTGCGTTTTTATCAGCATCCCTTAGTATTCCCATTACCTGTTTTTGCTTGCTGAATGGTAGATCACTCAATCTTATTGGCATATCTCCCTACTTTCTTTTTGTTAATGTCGACCCACATTTAGGACATTTTTCCACCAATGGTTTCTTTTCATCCCTTACTGGTTCTTTGAACTCTGCATTACATCCAAAACATTTATACATCACTTCTCCTCCTTCATGGCTTTATATGCTTGAATAACTATTGGTATTATTTTGTTTTGCCTTTCCCATAAAGATACTCCAATGCCATTTATTTCCGATGTTTTCTTTACTTTTCTGGTCAGCTTTTCAACTAAAGCATTTCCGAATCCTTCCGCATCAAAAAATTGTGTACTTGTCTGGTACTCGTCAATCAACCTTTCTAATTCTGTCATGTGTTTATCTCCTTTCCCTTAATCCCAAACGCTTGTTTGAGGGCTGTTTTGATTTCTTCATGCCATACTCTCATGGCGTATTCTTCAATAACTTGTGCTGACTTCTCATACGCTTCCTCCGCAGTAAACAGCTTCATGGCTGGCTGGGATTTGATGGAGTCTAATTCAACTTCAAAATCCAAGCAGTTAAATTCATCCTTTAATAAATGTCGCTTACACTCCTCAAGCGTCTTGTTTCTTAACTCTGTTTCCTGTTTATTAAATTCTTTTTGGACATTTGTAGCGGTCTCTTTTGCTATTTTTAGAACCTCTTCCCCCATATCCGCCAACGCCTTCTCATGGTCGGATTTGAGAATGTAATAATTAGGTATATTCAGGATAATTTGATTAAGAGTTTCATAATCTTTTTGTTTTATAGCCAACATACTGTTAAGTTCATTACGGTGAATAAAGCATCTCGCTACTTCTTCTCGGCTGATGTAGTTCTTGGCTATGCAGTCATCACACCTTTCTGATATTCCCTGCATTGTAGTTCCGCAAACTTCGCAAGCATGAAGCGTTGCAAGTGGCAATCCTTTTCTTATTCTCTCCACAATAGCCATGATAGATGCTGTGGCTTTGTCTGTTCCAAATGGACTCTGACAAAATTCGACTTCTCCCTTGCTATCACATACCGCAATAACTTCGTAACCATTTTTACAGTCCTCAACTATTTTTGCTATCTGTTGTTCCGTGTTCATTACCTCAATACCACCCTCAACCTCTTTCTCTATATCGTTAGTCATTG